ATCCACGATCTCTGGGTTAATATCTCTACACTCATTGAACCACGCAAAGGTAAGTTCGAGCGAGTTCAGGTTAGCTACGTCATCTGCATCGTCAAGTGCACGAAACATAATCTCGCACTCGACATCACCAACCTTAAAGAAAAAAGTTTTAGTAGTACGCATGAATGTTCCGCAAGGTCCTGGTGGGAACCAATCGAGAAACGTCTTAATGGTCGTATCGGTCAACTGACGAACAGTCTCACGAACAACAGCAGCACGGGAGCGTCTCACCCCATCCTGACTGGGGGTTTGTTGTGATGCCCTACGGACAATCTCAAAACAACTCGCCACTGACTTACCTGACCCAACTGGTCCCATAAGTACACGCATCTTTGCATCAGAGTTCATAAACCCTGCACAAGTTTTGGATGGCGTGAAATCTATATTCATATCTTACTCAATAGTAATATTGCATAAGGTTCTTTGGATTTTTTTAACACCTTATGTTTGTAAGCTACTTTCTCTAGTTCAAGTAACTTGGCTATAGCTTCTGCTTCAGCTGACGTTTTGAATGTCGCCATCGTCAGACCCTCGTATGTCTTCGAGAACTTCTGCCTTAGGTTCTTGATCAATAACGGCTGTTGCGTGATGCTCTTGGCCTCCGAGGTTAATTGTAATTTTAACTCCGCCACTCTGCCCCTCCACGGCTGTATCATTTTTAGGTTCCAACCCGCCCCACTTAACAGTAGACTTTATCAAGTCTGCTTTAACTGCAGGTGATACTTCTGGAGAATGTATCAATGTCCAACTAGTTGTCAGTAGTTCTTCCGCCTGTGCCCTGGCCTTGAGCTTGAACGTCATGCCCTTCTCTTTAATGTCATCCCTATAAGAGTTGACCTGCTTGAGAAACACAGGATCTTTATTGAAGATAAGTATATCATCAGGTGTAACGTTATGACGATTCTTGACTTCATCCAAAGTTTCACCACTACCCTCTAGCATAAGTGCTACATCAAAGGCTAGTCGGTTCGACCATTTAGTATGTTTAAGTGGTAACGTGTCCATGTGGTTGATCCTATGTGCAATATAAAATTATGTCAAGAACCTTTGTAACTTTACACTTCCTAAAAAATGGCTCATGCTTTGTGAGGCTTACCTATATATAAGGGGCAGAAATTTTACAATCCATGTGCCCCCCCTATGCGACACACTAGCACCAAATATTACGTTATGTTCTGTCAATCGGCTGTAACCGTTGCTGAGCCTAGGAACTTTACATTGTGTCAATTATTTCTCATAGTGAAGTTGTCGTTGAAAAACGGCATTAACCCGTAACGCTCAGCGTTATGGCTGAGTGTTACCTAACAGAAAGGAGAATTAGCATGTCTAATTCAAAATTCGTTGGTCACGCTAGACTGCATGTCCAGATGCATCGTTCTGGAAAAAGTACGTTCCCTCGCTACATTCTTACGAAAGATCGTAAGGCTGGAGTTGATGGCTACAACTTACCTGAAGATACAATGGCCTTGGTCAATGATCTTCTTACCAACGGTGCTGACGGTCATAGGCTAGATCCTTATTGTTTCAATATCATTGCTGGCGATGTCAACAATAGACTGAAACAAGAGAAAAAGCTGGATAGTCTTAACATGGATATGTTGAGACAAGTTGTTAAGAAACTTGGCGATGACATAGCGTTTTACGTAACAGTAAAACCTTATGGAGAACCTAAGCTTAACATCAAGAAGGCTTCCGAGGATGCGTATACTCCTCGATCTAGTGTTAACAATCCATTCAACAATGGAGCGTAGTTATGGCGAAAACACTCGAGAGAACTACTTACGCTCTGAAAGTAAGTGCAGATGGCTTCAAGACTTACCATCAAACTGGCGAGACGCCATCGTTACCATACGTGAAGCGTCAACAAGCTAGGCTTGATAAGAAGCGAGGCATCACAACTGCTCTACTTATCATACGTAAGTAACAACCTGGAGGCTAGGGTAACACCTAGCCTCTACATCTCTTAGAAAGGAGAATGCATCATGAAATATGATGATTTGCTCGGCTTTGGATACGAGGTTAAATATTCCAACGGTACTATAATGCTTACCGACAGACGCTGGAGGTACATGTTTAGTGCAGATAAACTTAAACTTGGCGATACAAGATACGCTATGAAGTATAACAAAGTAGATACACTACCATGGTATGCTAAGTTTAGAAGATATAAAGATACAAACTACTACGAATTGTATCAATATAAAGAAACAGCATAGAGATTAGGGCTTCGGCCCTTTTCTTTTTTCTTTTTTATTTGTTTTTATTTTATACCATGGCTCGGGGGGTCCTTGCATGCCTATGTGAAGTCTATTATGGGGGGGATAACTTTACAATCTACGATCTATATAGTAACTTTACACAGTTTGTATGCATTTAGATCATGAAAGTTGACACTAATTGTACCATAATGTGTGCAATATCAACGCATTAGTACCATATATTGTGTCGATTTAATCTATTTAATCTAAATAATCTACATATTTTATACATATCGCCTATAATAGTAGCCATATTGCTACATATATGCTTTGCCGTAGCTAACATTACATAGTAGATCAGTAGATTTTTTAGATTGTTCGCCATTAAAGTATTGAAATTGTTGTGTATTATATGATCTATCTAACGATCTATTGTTTCTTGAGATAGATTTGTTTTTAAAATTTTAAAATAAATCTCGGCAACTTGACACTTTGCTCGAAGTCTGCGAAGTTCGTGGGGCTTGGCGAGGTGGTCTTGTTAAGTGTGTTGTTTAATCATTTTTTATAGGAGATATTATTATGGCAACAAGTATTTATTCTGGTTCAGTTGAGGTTATCAGAAAGCCTCTTGCTAAAGTCATGGATGTTCGTGATGATAGAAATGATCAGTACAGTGGTGAAGGACAAACCTTCAATGCTGAGAATGCAAGTGACTGTTACAACTTGATGTTGGAAGGTGCAAAGAAATTCAATGTACCTGTCAAGGTGTTCTGTCCAGACCTTGAGAAAGGTCGTAAGGGTGGTTTCACTCTTGATGAGTTATCAACTCTTGACATGTCTCAGTATACTCCCAAGCTATTTGCTGGTAGATGGAGTGCCTATATGGCATTGCTTAAGTTCGATGATACTAAGACTTCTGAAGGCAACAAGACAGTTGTATTGTAATGTTAATCTTAATGGGGAGTGTAATGCTCCCCATTATTTATTTATTAGAAAGGATTTATTTATGCAGTGTGTATATTGTATCAAACAAGTACCAATCAAACGACATGATATTGGCTATGTAACATGCTTAGATTGTGGCGATAAGCAAGCTCGTTCAGTCAAGCATACAGTTGTTCCTATGCACAAATCTAATTACGTTGTTGTTTCTAATCCTCGTGATTTGATTGGCATAAATACCAAGGGGGGGTTAACCAAATGAGTTGGCTCTCGATACTTGGGGGGATACTAACAGCATCTGTTGTTGGTATTCTCATAGCGTTCATCTTAGTTAACATGATCCTTGGGTGTGAGACATGGGATCAAACACAGTGGACAGAGATGAACAGTTGTTTAACAATAAGTCAGATATGGGAGGGAATAACCAATGACTAAAGCTACGTTGAAACTCTTCATGCTTAAGCACAAGCAGGGTGGAGTACCAGTAACAGATGAGAAGGGCAACATCATCTATTACTCAAACAAAATGGTTGCTAAAAGAAACAGAAGGGGCAATCAAGTTGTCTCTTATGGCATTGACCATCGCAGATATAAACTTATAGAAGGGAGAACATAATGCGAGCTACATTACTGAAAGAAACTATCAAGGATTTATTTCCAATCAAGAGACCTATCTGTATAGAGGGTGCTCCTGGTGGGGGTAAGACTACCATTGTGCAAGAAGTTGCTATGGATCTCAAGGTTGGATACATTGAGAAACATATGCCTACCATGTTGGTCGAAGACTTTGGTGTACCAGACATGGGTACTGAGGGTACTAAGTTTGGATACAAACTACCAGACTGGTTTCCTGCTAAGAACAGATCAGATATACCAGAGCAAGGTATACTCTGCTTTGACGATCGTAACCAAGCACCTGCTGATATACAGAAAGTACTAGCTAACATCATGCAAGCTAGAACACTACATGGTGTACCACTTAAAGATGGTTGGCACGTTGTATCTACTGGTAACAGACAATCAGACAGAGCAGGTGCTAACAGAATACTATCTCATGTACGTGGTAGAGAAACTGTTATTGAATTGGAAACACACCTTGATGACTTCTCAGCATGGTGTATTGAGAATGATGTAGCACCAGAGGTTATATCATTCACTAGGTTCAGAGCAGAACTACTACATGACTTCAAACCAGAGAGGGATATCAATCCATCACCTCGTGCTTGGGTTGAGGGTGTTGCTAGTGTGATTGGTAAAGTGCCTGCTGATGCAGAGTTTGAGTGCTTCAAAGGTGCAGTTGGTGAAGGTGCTGCAGCAGAGTTTGTAGGGTTCTTGAAGATACACAGAAAGCTACCTAATCCAGACACAATACTGATGAACCCTACTGGTTCTACTGTACCAGACGATCCTGCTACATTGTATGCATTGTGTGGTACGTTGGCACATAAGGCAACAGTAGAGAACTTCGACAAGGTTATTACCTATGTATCTCGTATGCCTAAAGAGTTCTCTGTCCTATGTATCTCGTATGCTACTCGTAAGAATGAAGACCTTGCCAGTAGTAGTGCCTTTACTAAGTGGGCAACAGATCATCAAGATGTTTTATTCTAAGGGAGGTAACTATGAAATTGAATGATAAAGCATTGCTCGTACAGTTGACTGTATCACAGTGGACTGCACGTAAGTACGACAAGAAAGTAACTGAACAGATTGCTACTCAGCATGACACAGTTATTGAGGCAGGGAGATACAACAAATCTCTACTGCCATTGAATGATTACCTTG